AGATACTGTTTGATTAGTGCTAGGATTCACAACACTAAATGTACCGTTGTCTAAAGTTCCCTGTCTAAAGTGACTAAAAAATCCTGTATTAGCACTTCCTGATCCTCTACCATCTTCTCTGTAAGCTATAGCAAATCTATTTCCTGGAAGTGGTGTTTCTTCAAATATTTCTGAACTTGAAATATCTGTTGATACAATTTCAAATTGAGCAGTTGCTCCGTCTATTGTTTTATTAAAACTAAAAGCAGGAACATCTACGTTGTTTGAAGTAATTCTATACATCTCTGTAGGGACACCGTCTATAGTTTCTTTTTTGATAGGTCTTCCTACTGTAGCATTTACTGGCATTGATCTGTTAAGGACTTTTATAAACTGTTCATACCAGTTTGGATTAGAAGGGTCATTCCATATAATTGTTTGATCTTGTAAATTAATATTATTTGAATCTACAAAAGCCTCGGTTGTGCTTACACTACTAATTTTTAGTAAGCCATTTGCAGGAACATTTCTTTTTGGATTATAACTTAACAATCTAGCCAAACGTAATACGCTTTCTCTGCGTTCTGCTAGTTCTAGATAATTTTCTCTAGCATTTAGGTCCATTCTAAATGCTATATTTTGTCCTAAAAATGCAATTAAATCAATTAATGCTAGGTATTCCGAACTTTCAATATAATCGTTAAAATCTTCAGGATAATTCTGCCTAAGATAATTAATCATTGTTCGACGTAAATTGTCGAAATCATAGCTTTTGAAGTCTGCATTACGATAAGATTGGTATACACGTTTCCAATCTTCTGCAACAAGCAATCTATTTTGTCTATCTGTAGATGACATACTTTGTATCCTTTTTAATATTTATCGAAGGAAGTTAAGTACGCATATATTTAAGAAGCTAAGTATCCAGCATTTTGGTCAAATGTTAAACGCATAGTTTCTTCTATATTATATGGCAAATACTCTAAGTTTATTTCAACTTGTAGACCACTCTCAAATTGATCTACAATAACTGACTTAATTCTTACCCTCGGGTCTGCACTTACAACTCTCGTTACATTTTGCGTAATAGCATCTTTCATACCATCTGTAAGCGGTTCAAATAAGGCATCCCAAATAATAGTTCCAAATGAAGGATCTGATAATTTTTCTCCTTGCCTAATATGAAAATGATTAATAATATCTTGTTTTATTAAAGCTAGATCGTAAAGTACAGGATTAGGATTTTCAGGATTTACTGTGCTTATTCCCCTATAATATTTGGTGCCTGCCTCATAAGGATTAATGGGTTGAGACCCTTTAACCTCAATTTCTTTAAATAGCTTTTTTTCAATTGTACTCATACTGTATTTAACCTATTGTTTTCTTGAATGTATCTCTTACTTTTCCTGATGTACCTTTACCTGGTGTAGTTACTGTGCTACTATCAGTTTTATCAGGCGTATGCAAAGTAGGATCTACATTTTCATGTCCGTCCCAGGGTTCATGACTTGGTATCCTTTGTGGCACCTTAGCATCAACAGCAGAAGTAGCAGAAGTCGGAGCAGTTGGCGCACTTGCACCATATCCTCCTAATTGTTGGTAAGCACCTGGATTTGGCCAAAATGCACCTGCGGCAGTACCATTTACATTGCCTGCTTGTACCATAGGTGTATTAACCATCTCTGAAACAAGTGCTTTTCCTGTTACATCTAAATTATTCACATGCGTCTTAGGAGTGTCAATATCTAATTTACCTGAAGTTGTTATTTTTCCATCTGCTCCAGATTTTATTTCTATATTTCCTGCTGTGGTTATTTTTCCATCTACTCCTGCTTTTATTTCAATATTCTTTGTAGCTGTTTCATTGATGTTTTCAACTGCATTTAAATTAATAGTTCTTCCAGCTTGTAAATTTATATCTCTATCTGCTTTAAAATTTAAATCATTTTCAGATCTTATACTAACACTATCTTTTGCGTAAATATCAATTTTTCCGTTAGCAGTAAGCTCTATCCAACTGTTTCCGCTACCATGAGAAATATAAATTAAATCCTCGGAATTGTGTAAAAGTATTTGGTGTCCTGTCCGTGTTTTTAATTTTAAAAATTCGTTGTGCGGAGCAGTAGCCATTCCGCCACTTTCACCTGCTTCAACATTTACATATTCACTTCCGCCCTGACTTGCAAAAGTTTTTCTTAGTAAAGACATATCTCCGTCGTCCATTACAATACTAGAGCCGCCCAGTCTGTTAAATGGAACTTGTGACTCTGAAAATTTTTCGCCGTATTTTACTTTAGGTTTTCCTGATCTACGGTCATACGCACCAGGTGTGCTAATTCCAAAAACCATACTAGGTGCTTCGCGTCTTGCACTTGAAGTATTTGTACCTCTAGTATGATCATCTGCAAGTCCTTGATTATCTAAGACTGCACATTGATCTGCCCAACAAGGTTTTACATATTGTGTTGCATCTTTTCCTGCACCTGTTTCTGTTTTTTTATTATATTCTCCAACTGGTCTTGGTTTGCTTTTGTTTTCACTATTATATGTTGTGCTTGGATTACCAGGCAACATAAAATTCATGTTTTTATCTTGAATACAACCCATCCAATATCCTAAGCCGTAATTTCCTTGTGCAAAGAATACTATTACCTTAACTCCTATATCAGGAGGAATAGCCCACATACCGTAACTTTGTTGTGTAAAATCAAATCCTTTATTATCAGAAGTTCCTTCATAAGGAGTTACACCGTAAAAAGGACTTACATATTCACAGGGTATTGTATATCCACTGCTAGTTTCTGATGCTTCGTTTCCCGATCCGGTTGTTTTTAAAATCTCAACTTCAAGACTTCCCATATTGGTAGGATCTAAGTGATTAGTAATTCTTCCTATATAAGGTCCAGGTCCTTCCATCCAGGCAGGTTTTAGTCCCCTAGTGGATCTGTTTGGTTCTGCTCTACTCATTAAAATGCACCTGCGTTATCGTAATCAAACACTGGTCCTGCTGTGTTTGCTCCTTCGCCCTGTCCTTTGTTTTTTGCTACTGGACCACCCATTGCACCAGGTGACTGACCCGTTGGGCCGGATGACGTTCCTTTTTTCTTTTTATCAGGATTATCTTTAACAGCAATATTACCTCCTGTTGTGGGTTTAGCGTTAGTATCGCCGCCAGGCTGATTTTTACGTCTAATTAGTTTTAAATCCTGTGTAAACACACCTTCTGAAAATCTATTGAGGACAAATATAATTTGGTATACTCCACTGAATGCTCCTACTGGTTGAAAGCCTACACTTGGAAAATCCATAGTACCATCTAAACTATAATCCAATGGAGTTCTAAAATTGAGCCGTAAATCCACTTCGCTACTTTGATAATCCATTGTTCCGTCTTTAGTTAAATTTATTAAAGGTGTTTCAGGCGCATTATAATTTCCCATACCGCTATCTGCTATGTAGTACGGATCTCCCCATATTGTCATTCTAGCTGTTATTAAATCTACAGGACTGTTTACTAATGCTTCATTGAAGTCTCTTGCTACTTGTACTTCTGGACTCATTAAGTCGCCTCCGCCACCTTTTTTACCTGTGCTTTGGTTAGCTTCTGTTCCTTCTTTACTAGTTGTGTTACCTGAACTTGATAGATTATCTGTAGTTCCTTCTTGCTTAGTTTTTTCCGGTTTGTCTTCCTGTTTTACTGCTGTATTTTGATCAGCATTTTTTGAACCATATTTGTTTTTACCACCAAACGGTGTAATAGACGTAAAAAACGCAACATCAAAGTTAATATCAAAATCTAAAATATCATCATTTTTACCTGTATAAATGTAATCATACTCTTTACAACATTGTTTGTTTAAGTAATCAATACCAGGACTAGCCGCAGTTGGTGGTTGAAATCTACTTATATGTGCTTTGTAAGGAACAACTCTATATACATAAACTTTTGGTGAGGTTCCTGTCAAATCTTGGTGTTTCATATCTGTAATATTATAGACATCTGCCTCTACCTTAAACCAAGGTATCATTCCGTCTTTTGTTTTTTCCGATTCTTCCATGATTTTCT